CCGGTTATGACGAATTGAGGATCCCAATACATTCGATGAACCATCAATCAATTCACCCATTTCAGCAGTTTTCACTCTTAATTCAATACAATGGTCATTGCTATAGATATCAAGTTTTGAATATTCCTGAGTGGTTTGTAGGACTGCCTGATCAAAGAAAGCATTTGAGCCACCTGTCGCTTCAGCATCAGTTTTAATCAACACACCAAAATTATTTTGTACTGGATAAGCGTTTTCAGAAACATCAACAAAGCTTTGACTGTTATTTGATCCAGTCATAGGTACATCAAGTACCATTTCCATTTCACCGTCAAAAATCCGTGGAACGGCCCAAGTATAGTTAGTGTTCAGAATATTATTTTTCTCAAAAATTTTAGTGTTATCCGCATCAAAAATACTCAAGTGATATGTCGTGTCTGCCTCGGCTGATTCGGTCACATCGATAAAACTTGGAATTTTCCCTGTTTGCAAAAGTCGATTACGGTGCGACCAATTCAAAGCAACATCACCCGTAGTTTGTGCTGGAAAATATTGTCCATTGATCTGAAAATCGCCCGCTGGATACGGTTTAGCCTGACGTTGCTGCATAACAAGATTCATCTGAGTAGCTAAAGCGGGATTTAGCTCTCCCTGCGATGTGCGAGTAATTAATTTAAAATTGAGGTTCTGACCAGTGTTGAACAAGCGGTCAGCCACATTAGAAACATTGCTGTAAAATTTGATCGTTGCAGTTTCAGCATGTCGCATCGGTACTGTATCAATGCAACCACGCGCCAGTGTCAATGAATTATTGGCACTGTCAATGTTTTCAACTCTAACAATTTCATCATCTATAAATGCACGATCACCCACTTGAACATTTGAGCTGATCGTTTTCGTTAGGGTGCATGTCACCAGATTGGCTGTCTGCGGCATTGCAGCCGTTATTCCTGATACAAAAGAAAAATCACCAGTTCCGAATTGTTCAAATGCAGTATCTGACTGGATTTTTCCTAAAATTGAAAAATCTAGTTGTAATGATGCAGGTTGCTCAGCAATAACGCCGACATAGCCCTGATCTGACATTTGCTGTAATTGTTGAACGGTAAATTCAGAAAGAAGCTCTGCAAATGGGACTTCATAAATTGCCTGACGGTCAATAGGCATCGGCTCTGAACTTGGCGGCTGCCATAGGTTCGGCTGCTCTTTAATATAGTTGGTTGCAGGCAAACCAAAAACGTCCTGAACGACAGTCACTGAAATTTTACCATTAGTGACAGTGTCATGTTCTACACGTACTGCACGCACAACAATTGAATCAATCCCACGCTCTGGAATTGAAACTTTAAATACTGAAGCAGGCTGAATCAAGTAGGCACGTCGATCAAAGTTGAGCTTAAATCGCTTTAAGCTAGATTGAGCGATTTTCATATCCCGTGCTGCAAGACGCCCAGCTAAATTAGCTGTAGGAATGCCTGCATAGCTTTTACTTTCCTGAATTGCGCCATGCTTTTGAATAGCAGCTAGATTTTCAGCACGAATTTGTAAATCCTGATTTGTAATTGGATCTCGATAGGTGACAAACACCAGATTGGTGACCACGTCAGTGGCTGAGTTATTATCATCATCAACACTGAGTAAACCATTGCTGTAATCATATGACTGAAGATTTGCAACATTATAGTTATCCCGAATCAGTACCAGCTTCCACAACCCCGTAGTACGATCAACAAACATTGCAGCCCCGATTTGATTGATGATCTGCTGAATAAATTCGTTTAAATTCTCTTGTCTACGCCAAGCCAGACAAATGCCGAAGCCTTCAGCATAGAGCTGATCTGCAACTGATTTAAAGCTATCAAGATCAAGTTGACTGGCTGAAAAACCACGACCCCAAATACGATTGGTTTGTGCCTCATACAGTATATGTGCGCCATTCATACTCTTAATCTTATTATCACTTAACCAGATGGTGGCTTTTTCTGGATACCATACTGAACCATCCCATCCAGCTTCAGTACGACGTACTCGAAATGACCACGGCTTTGGATAAGGTGAATTAGAACAAATCAGACCATCAAAGAAAAAAGTAACAACACCACGATATGCAGGCACTTTACCCAACATGTCTGCCAGCTGCGGTAGGATCGGCTGATCCATCGCCCCGCGACAAATAGACAGTTGCCCTTGAATACCACCTTCACCTTTATCGCCACCGAACATGTCTGGCTGATTGATATTAATAGTTGAACTATTAGCACTACTGATGTTACCAGTCCAAATTGAACGATCTGATACTTTGATTTCAATCATGTCATCAATGGCACGGCACAGACCCATGTGAATTGACATAAAATAGCGAAAACCCGCATCTGTCTTTTTAGTACCGAATAATCCTTTTTGTTTGGCCACAATCGTTTCATTACGATAATTCCCAACTCCAATCACCGTCCAGTCTGTAAGCCAGACATCACCAAAAACCACGATTTGTGGCGTACCATCATCTACGGTTGGAAAATCAAAATCTTCAAAAGCTGCGGGCTTTTGTCGTTGTGGTTTTGGTTGTAGTGCATAGCTAATAACAAGTGATGCAATAAAAAGCGCAATCTGAACCCACATTGTATTAGCTCCTTAGAAAACGGGTGTGCCATCAAATGGAGATTTGCCCGGCATGTGCGGTGAGCCACCATAATTGATGCTGTTATTGAATTTTGTCTGGCAAGTGTTAAATAAACGGTCACAACCTGCGTAGACTGAAATTTCCTGACCTATAGACAAACCATAAGTACCGCCATAAATCGTGAGCAAATCAGACTGATGTAATTCGATGCCGCGCTGTTCTAGCCCGTATTGAGATGTCCACTCAATATAGCCACCTGAGTAGTAAGGATCGGAATGGGCAGCAGCATTCGCAAAACCAATGCTTACAGCATCCAATCTATCAATCAGACCAACTGATTTAAAAGTGTTACGCGGTGCTTTGCAGGCATCATCATAAAGTTGATGTGGACAAATACGGCTCCATGTTTTTCTTAATCCTGTTCTTTCAAGTGATGCTGCCAGTGTCTGACATTGGATTTCCGCTGAGATTTCATTTTTAAATCGAACACCCGATATCAAACCCATCCAGACCACCAGATAGCCATTGTCGCCATAGTGCAAATCAAAAATGGTGACTGATACCGTTTGACCCGGAGCGACTGTTCTAAACATCTGTGCAACATCCATCGATGCAGGCACAGTCAAAGTCAGTAAGTCTGCGGTTGAATCTTCAGTCTGACGGATACCGTCATCACTGATGCCACCTTCAATGGCTCTAAATACAATGTTTTGATGGCTAATATTACGATCAGCATTTGTATAACCCCATTTAATTGGGCCACGCTGAAACTGATACAGTCGAATTGGTCGTCCGTTTTGCAAAGACGTTTCATATTCTGAAAAACTCATGCTTCACGTACCCCTCTAAAAGTTGCCGAGCATTTGGCAATGCCGTCACTATCATTGATATGCTCAAAAACCACTGTATCGTTGGATAAACGACAGAGGCTCATAAAACTAATACGGAAAATGTCATTTGGATTGATCTGAGTCGTAAAGTTTTGGTCTACGGACAAACGTTCAGTAGAATTATCGACTTCAGTTGATGAAGTAATACGTCGATATAAAACTGAGCCATTTTTTAATATGATTTGAATGTCTTGGCGCCCAAGCTGACTACGGGCAAAACGAGTATAACCACACCATTGAATGTCCAATGTCTGACCACTGGCCACAATAACCGCTTTTACAGTTAAATCATCTGAGAACGAAGGTAACCAAATGGCTTTTTGACTGCCACGCAAAGCATAAAATAGACTACGCAGATTGGATTGAGCCACACGACCAACAGTCATCCACGCATATTGATAAATTGAAAAAGCCGCTTGGGCATTATCTTTTTGAAGTCGTAATCCAGTTTTATTGTCGAGTTGATTAAGCAGACGTTCATAAGAATGGGTTAAATCATCCGACTCATTTGGGACATCAGCCAATACAGGATAATTGCGGTAAGTTAATGCAGGTAAGGCTTCTAGGTGATCGACAGCTTCAGTCACATTCAGCGTGACATGAGTACGCATCATGCGATCTGTACGTTTAGTTAGCTGAGGTTGATCATTCAGTTGTGCGGTTACAGCTGGGGACAAACATGTACCACGTGGCCAGTTTTGTTGAAGCGGTCGTTTTAGAATCAAGCGATTTACTAGAACGCTTTCAATTTCAACCGTTTCATTTTCAAATGCAGTTTGCCCACGCAACAACGCTAAGCGATTGGCTCTAAAGTTACGGTTTGTTGTATCGCAATAAATGACCAAAGCACCAGAGGCGTGAGCTGTTTTAAGCCATTGTTGATGGGGCCAAACTGGCATTGCAAAGGTTTTTGCGCCCCAACCAATCATGGCTAAATCAAAATACTGACGCTCACGGTCATAGACTAAAATATCAGCGTCAAAAGTAATCCGTGGTGCTACACGCATGCTGCGACGTTGTTCATAGCCTGATTGACTTTGCAAAATATCAGTCAGCCATTGGAGTGATTCATTGACAGGATTCGTCCAGTCAATCAACCAACCAAATGCGACAATTCGAGTACCTGTAATGTGCAGTACTGCCTGATCTGAACCAAATTGCCATATCAAAGTGACATCTATAGTCGATGGGCCATCAGGCTGAATATTGATATTCCAAGCTCGTTCCTGAAGGGCAGCAAAATTGAAAGGTGGATTGGGCTGTCCTGACACATTCAAGCCTTCTTCAGTTCCATCAATTGATTGTAAAGTTTTAGGAATTAGATAAGCATTCCAGAGATTGACTGTACTGACTTGCTCAGATGCGACGTTGCCCAGTTCTAATGTACTCGGTGAAATATGAATGCGATTATAGTAGTCGTCAAAATAACTTTGAGTTTTTACACATTGAATGGCACGACCATTAGCTTCGACTGGGTAATGTGTGGTTAAAGTTGATGCAGGTGTATTCGATACAATAGACGCATGTGGTGGCCACCATTGCTCACCTGTAAACCCCTCAAAATCGACAGTAATTAAAGAGTTGTGGTCTGGATTTAATGGGCTTTGTGTCAGCCAAAAATTGAGATTTGCCATAATTTATGGCCCATCGTAGCGAATTGCCCAGCCGAAT